AGTTGTCCAAACTTTGCTGAATTCTTTACCTGCATCTAACAATTCCAAAGGAATAAATTTAGAATAGTCATCAGTTTCTAAAGCACAAAGATAAACATAACCAGTACCATCTTGGAAAGGACCTTCCACAATTTGAACAGGATAATCATTATCTTCACCAAAAATAACATCAGGACGAGAGAACCAATCTTCATCTAATTTAATTTTGAAAGTTGTTTTATTGATACCAGGTGTAATATTACCAGCAGCTCTTTCAAGATTTTCGACAGAGCGTAAGCATTTGTCTTCTGAACCTTCAAGATACCAACGATAAATATCTGTTTCAATTTCCAAAGTTTTACCTTTGGCGACAGTCATACCAAGTAAAGGTTTACCATTAAACCTGTCAGTTGAGCTGTAAATTTGTGCTAGCGTTTGTTCCAACACCTGAGGTTTGTCAGTGTCGTAAGCAGCGGCTAGGTGATCTGAGTCGGTGAAATTTCCACCTTTCATACCATCATAACTTTTTATAGTTAAAAAAGGTAATTGTGCCATTTTTTAAAATTGTTTTATATTAATTAATTGGTTTATTAAATAAGCGACATTGATGCTTTTGATAAATCAAAGTCGTTTTGTGTTTGTGAATTTCTTCCACTAACTTTTGATTTAGTGTTAGAATTTTTAAAATCTCTAATTGATTTCTTTACTTTTTCAGTAGCTTTAGATTCTTCTTTTTTGAGCATAGAACTAAAATCGAAATCATTTAAAAGAATATCAGAAAGAACCATATACTTTTCAGGATCATTAAGAGCATCACTTAATCTCTTATTTATCTCTGTAGTAATATTACCATCTGGTAATTTAATTGGTTTATAGGTAGCATTAAAAATTCTATCTTTATTTGATTCATTTATAATGTAACCCTTGTAACCATTAGATTCTTTCAACTTGTTTTTTAAAAGATTTTGAGAGTCTTTATAATCTTGTTCTTCTCTTTCTCTTTTTTTAGCAATTGCTTCAGTTTCTTTTTGAATAGTTTTTTGTTCTTCCTTCTTTAGATATTTAGTAGCGACATTCAATTCTCTTTCAATTTTAATATCGTCACCTATTAAATCTTCTAAAATTCCTTCTATATCATAATCATCATAATCCTTTGCTTTATAGAATTCTTTTATAACATTTAACTTATCATCTTCAGATAATTTTTCAATATCTAAACTTTCATAAGAATCTATTTTTAATACAGATTCTTTTACTTTTAAAAGATCTAAACCTTCTTTAGAAGTAAGATAATTAATAGCTTCCTGAAAAGCTAACTGATTACGAAATTTTTCTGAATCTTCAAAAGCTTGTTTTAATCCTTCTTCTGTATCTTCATATTCATAATCATCTGGTAAAAGTAATCTACCTTCGTCTAATAGCTGAGCCATGATTTTATCAATAGAAGAAGGTTCTTCTATTTCTTTTTTAGAGTCATCAGAAGTATCTTCAGAATCATCAGTATCAGTATCAGTACTATCATCTTCTTCAGCATCCGCTTCTACATCTTCTTCTTTTTCTTTTGAAGTGAGTTTTTCTTTTTCCTCCTCTTCTTTAAAATTTTTACCAGGATTAAAAGAATCTTCATCTTCTATCGTAAACATAGTTAATTCAAATCCTGTATCCTGTTCTTTGTAATTTTCTTTTCCTGTTTCCATAATTGAGTACAAATTTAGTTAATTAATAGTTGTTTTTAAAATTGATTTATATCTTTGTGCCTAATCTATAGCTTTATCTGGTTTATTTTGCTTTAGGTTTAGGTCGCATACGTGCTATTTGTTTTTGTGCTTGTATTTTTGCTAGTTCTATTTCTCTATCTTTTTGTGCTTGAGTAGCTTCATGATTACGATCTTTTTCTGCTTCTTTAGAGTCATGATTTTGCCCCATCTTGATTTTTTCAAGTTCAATCATATCTGGAATATTATTTTCATTAACATCTGCTGCTTTAGCAAATCGTTCTGCTGATATTTGTGCAACTGTAATATCTGTTTCAGCTTTAAGCATTGCAAGTTCTTTTTCATGAGCTTGTTCATCTTCTTTAGCATCAAGAGCCATTTGAACTTGTTTCTCTTGAGATTGTTGTTGAGCTTGTTGCATTGCTTCTTCTCGTTTCTCACGTTTTTTCTTAGAAGCTTTTAATTCTCTCTTCAATTCAGACATTGAATCTGCATTTAATATTTGAACCAAGTCATCAATATCAATCTTATCATTTTGTAATAATGGTTGAGATAATGCTCTAAGTTCTTCAAACACTCTATAATCTCTAGAGTTATCAGATACAAATATACCGAAAGAAGCATTTTCAAATAATTCTTCATCAACTTCAAGTATTTTACGAGAGCCATCATTAAGTACAAATTGTGTTACTAAAGGTTTCTTTGTATATGCAACTTGTGCAGTTTCAATTAAACCAGTTTTAATTTCTCTCCATAAATTATCATGAACCATAAATAAAGGTTCAGTAATATGAGAAGATTGTATAATATTTTGTTGAGCATTTGTTACTGCTTCATAAGCTGCAGTACCACCTTCTCTTTGTTTTGTTACACCTGCTGCTTCACCTATTTGTTCATCAAAATAAGCTAATACTTGTGCAAAATTTATAATGTTTTGAATATTAGATACATTAAAAGTATCTATACCTGGTCTTGTAGATGCTCCTGGTTGATCACCACCTTGTAATCCATTATATACATAATATCCTGATTGTTCAAGAAAGTGAATGGTTTTTTCAATTGGAAATCTTGGATCTAATCTTGAAGAGTCTATACCAATCAATTGTCCTTTATCTTTAGCAATTAAAGTTTTAAATCTATCCATTGCTATTAAGAATAAATACTGATAAGGTTTCATTCTATCCATAGTTGATTGAGATGTAGCATTCATATTGTTATACACCACACCATAGTAACCTAATTTAACTTTGAAAGGGTTATCTAAAGAATAATGCTGATTAGATTTAGGTCCAATATTAACAAATACATCTGCATCAATTCTTGTAGCTTCCCATACTTCAGGAATCCATTCCCATTCTAATGATAAATTATCCCACTCATAAGCTGTATAAGGATTACCATTCTCATCTTTATATTCTACTTTTTTAGCATATTTTGGAGGAGTAAAAGATTCATCTACTTTTTGTAATTGATCTTCACCACTTTCATCTACATAAGATAAAAATCCTACTTTGCGTTGAGATACCCATTCTAAATGAATTACTTCTATATCATCGTAATAGCTAGGTCCATAAGAACCATACCTTGAGTAAAACAAATTATTTTTAGAATACTTATATTCATAAGTATCCATATCTCCATATTTCATAGAAGGTGAGATTAAATCATCTTTAGCACCATCTATTTTAGAAGAGTATCTTTCTTCTAATAAATCTTTTTGTGAATCTTTTAAATCATCAGCAAATATATCAAAGACATCTCCAATAGTCATGAATGTTCTATAGCCTGCATATAAACCATCTTGTATATATTTAACTTCAGGAGATTTATGATAAAATACTTTTAAAGGATTTAAAACATTGACCACAGGTTTACCATTAGTTATACCAACCCATGCATGTTCTTCACCTGATATATTACCATGTTTAAACCCATCATTCTTTTTCTCTTTAATCATTTGTTCATAATACAAATAATTAAGTAAATCACCAGCAAGTATTTCTTTTTGATCAAGATATGTCTCAGCCATATACTTTTCAATTTGTTCAGGGTCCATAGCTTCATTCAGCATTTGTTGAACTTGTTGCTCTTTTTCCTGCATTGCAGCTTGATATTCTTCCTGAGATTTATATGATTCAGGTACAATTTCTGGGAATTGTTTTTCTATTTTTACTTTTTCAGCTTCAATAGCTGCTTGTATAGTTTGTCTATATAACTTATTTTTGTATTCTGTTTTAGATTTAACACCTTCAGCATTAACTAAAACTACTTTTTGATTATCTGGACGTTTATACTCTTCGCCTAATAAAACATTAATCTTATTGTATGTTTTATTATATGGTTTAATTTCATGTGCTATGGCTCCTATCTCTTTCTTTATACCTAAAGAATCACAATATTCTCTAAAGTCTTCTTGGTCTAATTGATTGTTAAATAACCTATAGTTTGACAGCATATTTTTTAAACGTCTGTGTTGCCAATGTTTTTCATCTAAGAAAGTCTGATCAGTTTTATCTGATT